CTAGTGGCAAGAACAACTGCACCAGTACCAGTAACTGCTGTTAACTGAGTTCCATTTACTTTAAATACGTTACCAGTACCAGCAGTATCAAAAGTCTTATTAGTAAATGTATCAGTAGTAGCACGACCAACTAAAGTATCTGTAGAAGTTGGTAGAGTTAATGTACCACTGTTAACAATAGTAGAGAAACTTGGTGATGATAATGTTGGGCTAGTGCCGAATACTAGAGCACCAGAACCAGTCTCATCAGAAACCGCAGTTGCTAACTGCGCAGATGTCATAGTAATGGTGTTAGAACCAAAACTAATCGATTTATTTGTTAGCGTATCAGTTGTTGCTTTACCAACTAACGTATCAGTTGCAGCTGGTAAAGTTAATGTACCAGAAGCAGTTGCGGAAGCAGCAAGAGTAGTTGTACCAGAAGTAGAACCAGAGAAAAATGCACCAGCAGAACCAATAGTTGGAGTTGTAAGAGTTGGACTTACAGCGAATACATTAGAACCAGTACCAGTTGACGCATTAAAACCAGTGATTTCTTGAACCCAAGTCTGTGCACCAGTTGAGGCAACAGTAAATGTTACTTGTGTACCTGCGTTTACTGTTGCAAGAGCACCAGCAGTTGAAGTTTGAATAGTAAGATTACCAGTACTATTATTGGTAATAATATATTCTTGACCAATAGTAAGAGTAGCAGTAGAAGGTAATTTAACAGTCTGAGTAGTTGAACCAGTAAAATATTGGTTAGCACTATCAGCTGATGTTAAAGTAGTTGTACCTGCGCCAGTCGCTGTTGAAGTGTAACCACCAGCACCGATAGAAGAAATTGTTAATGTCTGACCAGACATTGAAGTAGTAATACCATTACCACCAGTAACTGTCAGAGATTGATTTAATAAATTTACTGTACCAGAAGTAGAACCACCACCATTAATTGTTAATGTAGTGCTAATTGCTTGCCAAGAAGCAGTGTCAGTTCCGTTAGTAATAAGAGCATAACCACTAGTACCAGCTGATCTTGGTAATGTCCAAGTACCAGCAATCTGGACCATACCAGTGCCATTTGGATTAAGTACTAAGTTACCATTTGTATTAGTTGTACTTAAAGTATTACCAAGTAATTGAGTATTACCAACTAGCCATTTGTCGATCGTACCAGTTGATGATAGAACTGGAATTGATGATGCGCTAGTAGTTAATGTACCAGCAGTTGATGCGTCAATTAAACCAGTATAGTAAGTACCACCGATTACATAGTGGTTTACTGCATTACCTGAAGTCTCTGCTCCAATACCGATGTATAGACGATTACCACCTGATCCACTGAAGGCTGAATATGCTAATTCACCTGCGCCAAGGGTACTTGGGTTACCAGCTGTCGATGAACGCTTAATTCTAATTATTGATGCCATCTTTTATTCTCCGATTAAAATTCGCCACCTTCCATATTCTGCGCATCTAGCGTAGTGGAAGCTGTCCATTTATTTGTATTTGTTTTGTAAACCAGTATGGACCCGTTTACTTTACCGTAAGTAGTGACATCGACATCGGCGATGTTTGACATTGATTCAACCACAGCTGGCGCAGCTAAGTTTGTTTGAGATAGTGTAAGAACACCCTCGGAAACCGCTACCGATAATGCTTGGTCTGGGGTTACAACTGCTATTGTATCTGCCATTATATTTGAGTAATCTGTGGAGTTATAGTTGTAATTCCTTCTACGACTCTAGTTTTTGTGCCAGAAGGAGAAGTAATTTCTACGTCGTATAACCATCTTCCCGCAGGGATTCCTGATGATGTTGCAGCTGATAGTTGTAATCTTACTCTACCAGTAGCTGCATCATAAATTGTCGCTGCGAATGGATATGCTGTGGATGAACTGTAGGACTTTCTCATTTGAGAAGCTACAGTGTATCCTGTTAAATTCAGGGGTTGTCCGTTAGTTGAACTAACAGTAATTATGTTACTGTAGTCGCTCCCAGCGTCCACGAAAAGATTGCTAATGGTAGCCATTTATCCATCCTAATCACTATTCTTATACCTCTTTATTTATAATTTTACAAAAGGCGATTATGCAAAGTAATTCACAAGTTTTCCACGGAATTCATCATCAACTGAAGTACCACTTCTTTGATAATTGTGCAGTTTTGTGTCTGGGGATTCTAGCAGAAAATTTATATACCTTCTTGGATATTTTGATGGTTTTCTTGGAGTCACAGCGTGCCAAGCTGACATAGTGTTTGGAAATAGGATCAGCTGATTACTAGCATAAGGTATAGTTTTAGTTTCTTTTGTTTTCGGATTCATTATCATTAAATCCCCACCACAATCTTCTTCATCTGGATGTTTAAAATACCATAAGCCAACTAAGATTTTTTCACCAGTATCTAGATGCCATCCTCTAATTTTATATCCATTATCATCTGCTTTATTTTCACTATAAAGTATCCTAGACTTTAATTGGATTTCTTTTTCAACTATTTTTGGGTAACATTTAACAATTTCTGGTACGCATATCTTGTATGTTTCAAGTAAAAATGTATTTAATTTTTTAAAAATATACTCTGATTCTGGAACATTAGTATTTGCTCGGTTGCCCGTAGAAGGATTATAATTTTCATTTTTTACAGTATCCCATGAATCATTAACTAAATCATAAAATTCAGGTTCAAGAGATCCTGCAATATGAAAAAATGGTTCACTATAAGTTAATAAGTTCATTTAATGGTTTCTCTTTTTCAAAATAATTTATTATTCGATTTCTGACAATATCAACAGAATCTTTTGCGTAAATATTTATACAATATTTTCTAACATAATATGTTAACCACTGGTCTAGATCTTTAGGGATTGTTGTTTTTATTGCATCCTCTGGAGTTTTTGCTTGAACTGCCATCTCCATATATTCAGTTTCTCCAAATACTGCAACTGGTTTATTGCAAATTAATGCTTCTATCCCAGACATACTAGAAGCTGTCCAAACCATATCACAATTTTGTATTAGAACAGATAAAGGGCTGGTATAATCAATACTAGCATACTGACTTTTTTCCGTTAAATCATTTAACCACTTAGAAGGATTTTTATGATCCAAACAACCATTATGCCATTTAAATAAAACTGTTCTTTTATTTTCTCTGGACCAAGCCATTATTTCATTGGCGAGTTGAGTAAAGTTTTTTCTATACCAAACAGTGCCACCAGTATTTTGCATAACTACTAAAATATAATTTGTAGGAAGTATTTCTGGTAAAGTAGTATTCTGTTTGTATCTAGTAAAGTGACCAGCATTATAGAGATCTAATAATTTTTTCTGAATTCCAGGTTCAGTTTTACATTGTTTATAAATGTCATTTGGTTCAAAATAATTAAAACCATATCCCTGAGGAAGAAGTTTACCCAACCATGGAGCAGGAGAACCATAATTATAATTTAAAAATGGAGTTGTTAGTGTTTCTTTAGTATCACCATTTTTATATTTTATTAATCCATCGCAAGATATATCTTTTATTGCAGTTTCTATGACCATATTAAAATGATCCATATATTTTCCATTTGCGTATTTAAATGGTTGATCTAACCTTTCTGCTTGATATGTTGTACCATCAACTTTCTCAAAAGTAATCATTTAATATTAAAACCATACGAAAATCTATAAGCAGGAGAATACACACAATGCCAAAGTAAGTTATCGTTATCTACAATAAATTCTCTCTGAGTCCAACCAGCATAATCATAATCATCTACTATCTCACCAGTGTATGGATTTTTATATCGAAAGATACCAGGTTTTGATGTAAATACTACGTAGATTCTTGTTCCTGGATTATCAGAATTTGTATGCCATGGCATACATCCATTTGCCGTATAAAATAAAGTATTGGTACATTGATCAGCATTTAATAACTTAGAAACTTCTTTAATATTATCACTGTCTCTTCTACTCATACTTAAAGCACCAGTTGAAATTGAAGTTTTTTCTAAATCTTTTTCATCTTTTGGTATTTGGAGTTTATCAAAAACAGATTTTGTATATATTGAAGATTTTTGCTGAGATGCAAAATTTAAACCAAATTCATTTATCTCTCTTGTTAATACTTCAATTACTTTATCATCTGGTTTATATTTTTTAACAAGATTCATTCCAATTCTCCGTTATCCATTTAATACTATTCTTATCTATGTATTCGAGTTCTAAAAGTTGATCTATATTTGGCCAGCCATGAAATGAACATATAATTCCGTTCTCTGGTGGTTTATATCCTCTATAGATATGAGAATTTTCAACAGTTATATCATCTCTAAGATGCCCATATTTAAATGACCAAACATATTCATTTGGATATACTACAATATTTTTTTGATTATTATATGCATGATACATTGCAATTAAAGGTTGTTCTTGACCTCTAACCATTTCTAATTTTTTTTGTTCAAGTCTAGATTTAAAAAATTCAAAAAACGTGTACCAATATTTTGGATTAAATACCATAACAGCGCCATGATATAAAGGAAGTTTATGTTTGAATGAAAAGAAGTCTAATGACATACACCACTTATTATCATCTTCTAAAAACAATGGATCAAGAGATGATATAATTACAACATCTAAATCTAGATAAAGAGTTTTTCTCTCTGGGATAGTACCTTTAAGAAACATTGTTTCTTTGTACCATTGATTCTCTACCCAATCTATTGGAGATTGTATACAGATAACTTCTGTTCTAATATTTGAGGGATCTTCAGTGATGCAGTAAAAGTCAAACTCCATGGTAAGATTCCTCTTAACCATGGAGTAAAGTTTATTGACATAATCACTATTGTAAAGTGTACCCCACTTTACACATACTATATTAACTTTCACAAATTATTTTACGCCATTAAGCATATCTTCAATTTGTTTCATTTCATCTGTAGAAACAACATTATCAGATAAAATTTCCTTAAATACAGGATCATCTGGATGTAATTCTAACATTCTTTGGGCAAGTTTTGTTAACTTTTCTTCTCTAGAAAGTTGAACTGCTTGTTGAATTTGTTCATATTGAGTAGTTAGATCTTTAAGTTCATCAGCAGTTAATGCTGTTCTTACACCATTTGGATCTAAAATTATGGAATTTGTATTTGGATCATAAAAACAGTGGTATAGATTAGTACCTTCTGGTATATGATCTATAGGAAGTTCTTTCTCTAATAGACCAGCATGAACCATTGCTCTTAAGGTAAATGGAGTTTCTTGAACACAATTTACGCTATTGTCTACTTCGTTAATTAAAAAATGCATTATTTTCTCCGATTATCCAACAACTCTGTAAACAGCTCTTACGTAAATCTGGGATGTATCAGCTGGACCGTCAGCACCAGAGTCACTAGAGTATGTTGTATTATAGAATGAACCATATCTGTAAACGTCCCATCCGCAAAATACAGTAGTTGCTGAATCTGGACCAGCTGTAACAACAGTACCATTTGTTGTGTAATTATATGCCCAAAGCATAATACCTGCAATTGGTGATGTTGGCCAGTTTCCGTAGCCAGTTGTGACATAGTTACCACCAATTTGTACTGCGCCTAGTTTTGTTTCTTTTGTTGTTGATGTTGTTGAGTCAGGAAATGTAATACCTGTCGATGTTAATGTAACTGCCATTTAATTTACCCCTTATTCTTTAGAAGTTCTACTTCTCTATTTAGTTCTTTAATAGCTGCAAATGCTAGAGCACACAGCTTTTGATAGTCTACTGCTAGTGTTCCATCTTCTCTACTACGAACAGCTACAGGGAAAACTTCTTGAACATCCTGAGCGATAACACCAAAATCAGATTTTTGCACAAAGTAACCATCTTCGCCACCATGATTGGAAATATACTCATCAGTCCAATCATATAATTTACCACCAATATGATTAACTTTAGCAAGAGCATCTGGGATATCAGTAATGTTTTCTTTAAGATTCTTATCTGAAGAATAGTAAGCCGTAATCTGGTTAGTTGCGCGAATTTCACCAGCAGTAGCAGAACCAGCAGTACCAACTCCAAGTGAGTTAAATTGTACGTTAGAAGTAGTAGCAACTGCTTGACCAATAGAAACTGTAGTACCAACAACAGTAACACCAGTACCAGCAACAGGTGCTTGGGTAGTAGCATCAATAGTAATATTACCAGAAACACCATCAGCGTTGGTAATAGACAAGTTTGTACCAGCCACTAGTGTTCTAACAGCAGCAGTACCAGCAGCAGTTCTAACGTAAATACCAGTAGTTGCAATACCTGAAATTGCAGTTAAGTTAGCATTGTATGCTTGAACGTCCGTACCAACAACTAGAGCCAAAGTAGTTCTAACTGCACCAGTACTTGCAGCACCAACAATACTACGACCAGTTGCAGTAAATGCAGTGTTTGCTAGAGTAGTGGCACCACTCCAATAAGCAATATTATCAGCTGCGCCAGTGAGACCAGCAAAAGCATTTAAGTTAGCGTTATATGCTTGAACGTCAGTACCAATAACAACACCCAAGTTAGTTCTAGCAGCTGCGGCAGTAATCGCACCAGTACCACCTGCTGAAACGCCAAGAGTAGCAGTTAAAGCAGTGGCAGTTGAAGCATTACCAGATAAAGTAGCAGTAATAGTACCAGCTGCGAAGTTACCAGATGAATCACGAGCAACGATAGTTGATGCTGTATTGGCAGTAGCAGAATTTAAACCATCAAGTAAGTCAGCGTCTAAACCAGAACCAGTACCATCAACGGTAATAAGTTTTGCCAAAACATCTGCTGCAGTATAACTTGCTGATGTTTGCCCAGTTTGGAGTGCGGTGTTAAGATTGGTGAAGTTTGCATCAACTTCAGCATTAGTAAGGGGACTGCCCTTAGTAGATCTTAGCGTTAGTGTTGCGCCTGTTATAGATGCCATTTATATTTCCTTAGTCGGTCTTATTTGGTAGATACAAGCTGTTGTAGTAGCTTTTTAATATCCGATAACTCGTTCTTAATGTTATTTATTTCTTCGGTATTCTGGGATATCGCAGCGTCTCTAGCCTCAGCTTTTCTCTTCCTATCCATATACTCGTCATACTCAGTTCTATTATTATTTAGGACTACCCCAGTGGTCATATCTCTAACCAAGCTGGGATGACCGTCAACCTTTAAAAATTGATCCATATTATGCGCAAGCGATAACTCTAAAGTCTTTAATGACAGGAACTGCTGCACTATTAGTAGAAGTCATTACAACTTTAACAACCATAGTGTCAAAGGATTGCATTCCTGTTAAAGTATATGTAATATCACTAAAAGTTGTATTACCATTATCTACTTTAACAATAGGAGCATCAGGAGTCATTAATGTATATTTAGTGTTAACCAATTGAAGAGCATCACCAGTACAAGTTTTATAATATACTGCTACGTTGGCTTCAGAAGGTATATTAGCACCAATCATAACACGTGTATATGTAGAAGATTGAGCAAACTTAATTGGATTTGTTACATACTTGCTAACAGCAGAACTACCAAGTGGAGCAATTTCATCAGCAAATAGAAGTCTAGGAGTAACAGTAGTGCCAGTTATTGCAGCTTCAGCAGTAAAGGTTGTTGCGACGTTAATAGTAGTTGTAGTACCATCATCAGTATATCCAGTAACTAAGAATGTACTACTATTACCAGCAGTTGTAGAACCACTGATTGTTACATATTTACCAACCCCAATACCAGCCATAGCAGTTCTAACAGCAGCATTTGTAGAAGTTAGTGTTGCAGGATAACCTTGGTATAATAAAGTTGCTGTACCATTTGTTGCATTACCAGCAGTATGAGAAGGAGCAGTAGTGCCAGTAGTTCCCGCAAATGTAACAATGTATAGATTATTGTTATAGTAAACTTGATCACCAACAGCTTTTGCAGTACTTGCTGCCCAAGCAGTTCCATAATTTGAGAAACTAAATGCTCCAGTAGCACCTGTAAATGCAGTTATGTTATCCAACGATGCTACGTTTGTATTAGTTTCTGTAGGAGAATTTAATTTAGATCCAATTGCAATTAAACTAGTACGAGTAGTATCAATAACTGGTGAAACAGAATCATTAGTAGTTGAAATTAAAGTAGCGAATGTTACTGATTTTGATCCAGAAAGATTTGCATTCTCATTCGCTTCAGAAGCAATCATTTTTGGAGTATAAAAAGTATTATTCTGTTTTGGTAAACATGGAGAGAATCCTGAATCAGCAACATATGCAGATTGCGATCCATCTACAGATTTACCAGAAGTAGTTTTAATAGAGAATGAGGTTGTTGTATCAGAGAAAGTTTGTATCTGAACAGAAGGATTAATAATCTCATACTGAATATTTCTACTTGCTTTAACAAGAGTTCCACCAGTATAACCAGAAACAGTCGCATTAGCAGTAGTAGTAATTGTGTAACAATTTTGGTCTACGTTGCTAATAGTTGATGATTTATAGATCTGATTAGCTGGTATACCATTAATCGGTGCAACATATAAGAATGAAGAACCAGCAGCCATTGCAACAACAGCATTTGCAGTTAATGTTAGAGATGTATTAGTTGATACTGAAGCAACAGTACCAATATAAACATCTTGAGCATTGTATATGTTTGTTCCAGCCACAGCTTCTGTATTAAATAAAGTTCCAACACCAGTAATAGTAGTGCTAGAAGCAGATGCCGTAATTGTTCCAGTTCCTTGATCATTGGCAGCAACAGCAGAAATATCTACAGTTGAGTTTGCTGGCATACCATGATCATAGTGCCATACACGAACTACGTTAGATCCAGAAACAGTTTGGAAAGGATCTGTTGCTAATGTATCGTATGGGATAACATCATTAACGAATTCTACATCACCAACTACAGATGTATTAAATACTGCGCGATTAATTGTAAATTTAATATCAGCATTGTCATCAGGTGTCCAAGTAGATGCGTTCTGTGACTTAAACATTACACCAGCATATGGTTGCTCAGAAATAGTTCTTCCAGATCCAGGAATTTGATCACCCATGTAAGATACCCAAACATTATAATTATTTGAGTCAGACTGAAGAACAAAACAATATTCTGTTGCGTCTTGAACATATACTGGAGATTCAAAAGTAAATCTAGTTGCAGTATCGTAACTATGCTTAGAAGTGCCATCTGGCATAGTAACATAGTTTGCGGAAAGATTTACTTGATCTGGTCTTAGTGTTACAACACTAAATGGTAGAATATTTTTACCTGGAGAACCATTTACCATTTCACGAACTTGTAAAGTAACTGGCTGTGTACTATCTTTAGTTCCAAAATATACATCAATAGAAGTTAAGAATGCACCACCTGTTTTCTGAACTAAGAAAGATTGCGCCAATGGATCATACCAAACAGTACCACTACCAAGTGTTTTAGTAGAATCTTGCCAAATAGTTTGGTTACCACTAACTTGTTCTTGAACAAGAACTGCATTTCTAACAGCTTTAATAGTAGCTTGGGTGTTTTGTAGAACACCAGTAGCTTCATAAGATGCAATACCACGTGAAGCATAATCACCAGCATATGTAGAAGAGTCTGTTAATTTAAATTCTCTTTTACCAGTTCTAAATCGAACAGAATCAGATTGTGGAATATTAAATAATAATTCTAAATCACCACCACTAGTAGTAACTAAAGTAGTTGGTGTAGTTGTAGAGATTACAGTACCTTGAGCAGCACTAATTGATCCAGTAATAACGTCAGAAGTACTAAATGTTCCTTTGATATTTACAAGACTTAAACAATACGAATTATTAGAATCCAGGTATACATTAACAACAACTGCTGATGCTGTATTAGCAGCATTGGTAATAACATCACCTGTGTTTAAACATACTTGAGAATCCCCAGCAATTCTGCGTTTTGTTTCAGAACTTTGACCACCCACGTTTGATTTATAATCAAACGAAACCCCAGATGAAGTTGGAGTATAAATCATTTTAACTGCTGGTGTGCAGTATGCGCTAATATCAACACCATCAAAATACGGATAGAATCTAGTGCTTGGTTTTAATTTATGGGCTTGAACAAGAACATTTCTTGAACGTATATAAGGAATAACAGCAGTAGAAACTATTGTATCTGATACTGTTTCATAATCAGTCTTTAAAGCAATTGTTGTATTAATACCAGTTCTTGATTGTCCAATTTGAGTAGCAGTAGTTTGTGTTACAGTATATGATCCACGATTAATACTCCAACCACCATTGGTACTAAAATCTCCATTAATAACACCAGCATTTTGAGCATATGATGCTCCAGTGCCACTATAAACAACTGGACTAACTACTGATTTTCCAGTCCATGTATTTTGCCATGCATTCCATACAGTTCCAAGAACACCTGCTTTTTGAGCAAGATTTAAAATTGTATTATAATTACCTTCTACTTGTTGAATAATATCAGGTAAACGATTTGTTTCAAACCAATCATCAGATGGTGGGTTTAATTGAACATCACCAATAAATGTAAAGATAGCAAAGGGATTAATATTCTCTAAACGTGAAGCATAAGTCTGAGTAATTAATGGCGTAGTAGTATATGGTAATGTAATAATATCACCAGTCAACTGATAATTTGCAGCCGTTCTAGCAGATGTATTAGAATATTTTTCTAATAGATTTACATTATACATTGAATAGAATGGACGTAATTGATTATTTTCCATATCAATTGCGCACATATAATCTAAAGAAGCACTATTTGCTAACTTACCACCACTAAAATTATCAACAACAAAACCATTCTTCATTCTATCAAGACCAGAAGAATCTGTGATCTTAAGTGCTTGGGTTTCAGTTTCTAATAATGATAGAGAAGTATAATATTCTAAGTTATTAATTCTGTTTTCTAATTTACCAATGTCACGCATAGTGTAGCGTTTATTGTCAATCTTCTTAGAAATTACATTATTAGCATCAGCTGTAAAAGTATATGCGTTTAAATCTAATGTGTACAGTACCATGCCCAATGAAGGATCTACTGGGTATCCTGGATTTAAAGAAGAAACACCAGTAATATCAAAAATATTACCATTGATATCAACTGCAATTTTATCTTTTCTTGGTAGGTAATAACTATAATCAGCAGTTGCAGCAGTACCACGTTTTGGGATTGACGAAACTACACCACCAGTTCCAATAAATGCTTTTGCTCCAATTGATTTATTTTGCACACGTGGTCGGAAATCAATAGAATCTCTTAATAGAGAAGGAATTTGTTTATAGTCAATACTGCTATATGAGTTAACATCAAAATAATCTCCAGCACCATGATCAAAATATTGATATGTAACTTTAAATGGACCAGTTGGAGCAGCGAACGATGGGTTTAATGTTAAAGTAGCCCAATCATAATGTGATACTCTTTGTCCTGAGTCAATAGTAAATCTATTTGAAATATCAACAGTATAAGCACTTGCTGCTGGAGTTGTTCCAAACGCTGCGCTTGGTGCCATCATAATGCTTGTAACTTTAAATAAATCAGCCTTATCTAAGTAAATAACGCTGGCTTGGGCTGCTGTTTGAGTAGTAAAAGTTTCAGATACGGTAGTAAGAGTTTTAGTTTTTTCGAAACCAGAACCATTACGTATAACCGCAGCAATAACTGTAACTGATCCACCAGAAGTAGGACAACCATTAATTGTTACATTACTTCCACTAACTGATATAGAAGATGGCGTAAAAATAGTACCAGTAGTATTATCAACGCAGCTATAATTAGTTGATTCAGATGCTGGAGCAAATGTTCCAGAAGTAGTTAATGAAACAGAAGTACCAGAAGCTGTTTGAGTAAATTTCTGATAAGAATAATATGTTGTATTATTAGTACCACCAGTACCTGCAGTTCTCATAGAACGTATTGCAGCATATGGTAATTGGAAAATTAGTGAATTCTTTTGTGGTTCAAGAATTTGAGTAGTACATTTAGCAATAGTTGCATTAGTTACTGTAATTGTAGAATCAACAGTAATAGTTCCTTGAGCAGAAACTGCAGTTACTTTACGGTATGAACCACCAACGCCACCAATAAGAACTAAATCATTAACTTTTAAATCAGTTAAGAAAGATGTTCCACTGCCAGTAATTGTTGTGCTTGAAGCAGTAACAGAACCAATTAATTGTGTAGTTACTGGACTAATATCTGCAGTAAAGTTTCTTGCTGCAGTACCAGCAGCAGTATTTGCAAAACATTTAACATCAGTATTAAATGAATAACCAGGATTCATTTGAATATCAAACAAACTAAGTTTATAAATTGCTGCGCTACCAAATGGTAATGCATTATGCCATTCCATAAATCTTGCTCTAGCAACTCCAACAGCAGTTCCTTGTGGGCTACCACGATTTGCTGAACCAGTAATATTATTATATAAAGTTACTTGGCCAAAACTATCTGTTGGCGGTAAATTGTTTACGTTAGTAACTAATACATAATTACCAACTGTTGTATCAATAACAGAAGATGATGCTTGGTTATATGTTCTTGCTTTATCTACAGGAACATAAGTGATAGCAGTTTTTTCAATTTCATAACCATGAACATATGCTTTACCTGCTTCAATACCAATGGCAAGTTGAGATTCATTACCATTTAAATTAATACCACGATTATAAACTGGAGCAGTATCATAATTCCAGTTAACACCAGTAGCACCTGGACCATCATATGCAGTACCAGTAGTATGTGTTGGAGGAGTTGTGATAGAAGTTGCTGAATTTAATGCAGTATATGTAATACCATTGTATGTAACAACATCTCCAATTAAATAAGAAGAATTTGCAAGCCATGTTCCACGATTATTATTTCTATGTTCGCGAATATCAATACCAAATCCACGGACAGAATAATCTCCTGATTCATCATATGTGCGTCTTGCCAATTCATCAGCTAATAATGAATACTGAGTTTTATCTACAACAGTTTTAATTAAACCATTAGTAACACGAATAAGTTCAACAAAGTCTGTATCGTTTGTCGAATCAACTGCTAGTTTAGTTAATGTTAAATCAATATAATAACGATGTGCACCTGGAGCAGCATAGTTATATGAGTTCTGTGCATTATCTAATAGAGTTTCATCTTCTTCTGGAGTAATAATTTCTTCAGAAACAACAAGACCAATACGGTATGTAGGGGAAGCTGAATATTTGTCAAGAACAATAGTTTGAGTATCAACTAAACAGAAATTACCATTAATGTAGTAAACACCTTGATTTATAGTTGCAAGAGAACCCTTACCAATACAATCTGAAGTAGAACCAACTTGAACTGAATACACATTGTCACTAGTAGCTAATACTTCACCAGTAGCAAAAGTTTTTGTTGTTGTATTTGTACCAGATACAATGTAGTTTAAATACAATGTAGTTGGGTCAGTATTTTCAGCACTTTGGCAGTATTGAACTGTGGCTTTAACACCTGATGTTTGGCCAACTAATGTTTTACCCAACAAAGAAGAAAGGAATGTTTCAACTGCAACACCATTATACAATGATGCCAATTTTACATAGTCAGAACCTTTATTTGGCTGTGTGGCAGTTTGAATAGACGCTTGACCAGGAATGACCATTGCGCCTTGTTTGAAAATTGCGTCACCATGACTCTTAATTTGATTTTGCAGAATACTCTGCATTTGAGTTAATTCGCGAGCCTGAACCGCAAAAGATGGGCGATAAAGAATACGATAAAACTTTTTCGCTGGGTCAAAGTCATCATTATACGGTTCGGTATTAAAATCTAGCATTCTTTTTACTCTTTAAGTTATTTTGTTATTTATGTTAGAAATGTATAACAGTTCTCATAGTCACGTTTTGGTCAGCAGTAGGCGTAAAGGCTACTTTGTTATCTATAAACAATATATTACCAGAATATTTATCTGCTGTTGGAGCAGTTACACCAGAAGCTGAAAAAGTATTTCCTGCTGCATTTATAAAAACGCTACCAACTACAGGTTCTGCATTATCCAATGATTGTAATAAAACACCAGTAGAAGTAAGAGCAACAATTCTAAACAATGGTCCACTTGCAGTGCCAAGATTTACTGACATATCTTGTGTAAAATTAGTTGTATCAATAAAACCTGTTACAACATAACATGCGGAAGCAAGTATGTTTGCCAAATTGCCATATGATCCAAATTGACGTGGATTTTTAATAACACCTAATTGACGGAAGTCATTGTTTACAGTAAATCCTTGATTGGTGTCTTTAGAAATATTACTATAGAACATTAATGTTTTTGCGAACATTCCAGTAATAGGATCTTTTCCATGACCACCATATGGAGCCATCACACCACGTGCTGCTGCACCAGTTCCAGATCCTTGATCAAATGCAACTTTACACCAACGATATCCCAGCCCATAGTTAGTAACTGTAATTTTATTTACTCTACCATTAACAATATTTGCTGTTGCTGCAGCACCAGTGCCATCACCAGTAATAGTAACAGGGAAATCTGATCCATATCCATATCCACCTGAAATAACTGGATATGCCATAATACGTCCATCAGGTGTTAGTAATTCAGTATTTGCTTGCAGTGTATTAATATCACCTGGAGATAAATCTGCGCTTAATGCAGCAGAAGTACCATCACCTGTTACAGTAATATTAGCATATGTATATCCAGTACCACCATTATCAATTTGAACAGCAGTAATTTGTCCATTAGAAATTAGTGGAATTAATTTTGCGCTAGATTGTGTTCCAACAAAATAAGCTGTTGCTCCAGATCCAGAAGAAACTGGATTTATTGTTACTGTAGGTAAAGCTGAATAACCTGAACCATATTTTAACACAGCAGTACCAGTTGCAGGAATACCAGCATACACTAGAGTAGCAGTTCCATTAGTAACAGTTTGTAATACAGGAGTACCAAGAACTAAGCCACTACCACCACCGCCAGTATATGTAATTGTTGGAGGATTAATATATCCACTACCACCAGAGGAAATTGTAATTCCAGTAATTACACCTGCAGAATATGTAGCAGCAATAACTGCAGTTGTTCCACCTGTAACATCTGGGGCACTTACAGTAAAGGTTGGTGAACTTGTGTAGCCAGTTCCACCACTTGTTACAGGGATTGAAGCAATTGCTCCATTAATTGTAGGAGCAGTAGTGGTAGTTGTTCCAGCAACTGTTACTGTATATAATCTGCCTGAAGTAAAAATTTGTTGGCCAACAGTATAAGCAGTGGATGGAAGCCACTGAGTTCCAAACGTAACTTGTGGTACTGAAGTATAATTATCACCTGAGTTGGTAATGTAAACTCTAGATACTGATGTTCCATTCATAATAGAAGAACCAACAAAATTAGTTCCACTAGCAGTTAAAGTACCAGTCACAGATAAACTTGTACCAGTACCAACAGTAAATACAGTTCCACCAGAAGTAGCAGAAATTTGGAAAGTAGTTGATGATGTTGTAGTAGCATAAACATAGTAAGTTGTTCCTGCTACTACGTTACCAAAACTTTTATCGAATACTACTGCTTGTTTTGCTGTTAATGAAGCAGCAGAAGATAGCGTAATAGTAGTTGTTGCACTAGATGCTACTGATATAAAACCATTAGAAAGACTTACAGTTGGCGCAGAAGAATATCCTAATCCACCACTACCTAATGTAATATCATAAATTTGACCATTTAATACATATCCTGTTACAACATTACTAGTAGTTGTTAATGTACCAGTTGCTCTAGTTCCGATATATTTAAGAGCAGCAGTACCATTTGCAACAATACCAGATTTATGAGTTGGAGCAGGTGTAGCAGTAGTTCCAGAAACAGTACATTCATACATGTTGTTATTATATTCTACTTTTTGACCAAGAAGAATACCAACACTAGCAGTCCATGTATTTGCTCCACTAAATGGAGGAGCAATACTTAATGTTGCGCCACTAGTATAATTAGAACCACCATTAGAAATACTTAATGATGTAAGAAGAAGGGGATCTGCGGATCTATATCCATCACCTGCAACAGAAATATTTGCAAATGTATAATTTTGACCAGCATTATCAATTTTAATATTTAAAATTTCACCATTAGAATAAAACTGTGAACGAATAGAATTTACAACTGGCATATAAACGTCAGTCAAGAATTTATTACGTAACGCAATTGGAATACTATACAAGTATTTCCACATATATCCATCTGGCATAATAACAGGATCTACAACAGTACCAATTGGTTTGTAAGTAGAAATTGCATTGTTATTATTATCAAGACATTTATATACGTTGTAGTCATCAGTTAATACATAACAATTTGTATCTTCTAAACGCTGGGTACCAGAATATGCAATATTAACAACAGCAGTTGCTGTAACACTAGAACCACCACCGCCAGAAAATACAACTGATGGAGTAGATGTGTACCCAGAACCACGAGAAGTTAATGTTATTGCAGTAATAGAACCATTAAGTAGAGTTGCTACAGCTGATGCACCAGTACCACCACCGCCAGAAATAGTAATGGTTGGTACTGATGAATATCCATAACCACCAGTTATTAGATTAATACCCTGCACTTCTGTGCTGTATTGGTCATCATACATATCCCAAACAAAACCAGTTGCCCAGTCTTTTCTAGGAATAACGAAAGCCACATCAGTAGAGTTTACCTCTTTCATGGTAATAATCTCATTCCTAGTATTTAATTCATAGTTAAAACTATCAATCGGATACGGTGGATTTGTTTCGTCAGTCCAACGAAGAGTTTTACCTAAAAAATAGTAGTAACGTGCGCTACGATTTTGGATTTCATTATATACTGCGTTAGCAATAGAATTGTCTAACGGAGATTTTAGCAATGATGACATTTAAAATTCCAATTAACTGATAGTTACTTGCCATGTAACAGCAATAGAGTCGCCAGCTGCTTTGTTAACTACAGGGAATGTTGTTCTGCATAGCATAGTGCCAGCAGTAACAGCATTTAAAATACCAGCTTCAGTAATAGCACCAGTACCAGTACCTGCAGGGAATGTAGCAGTAGTAGTAATGACGTTACTAGAAGCAGTAAAGGAAGCTACTGCAACACGACCAGCTTCAGTACCTAAAGTAGTATCACCAACTGCAGGAGTTGCTGTACCAGTACCGATGGCCATCCAGCCCATAACAGTAGAAGATGTACCAACAGCACGTGATGCTAAGTACGTTTTACCAACAGTTACGACTAAATTTTTTGCTTGTCTAACTTCTTTAATATTTCCAGCCTCATCGCGAACTACGATTTCTAGTTCACCAGTAGCTTTAATCTCGTTTGTTAATTCCATTTAAATCTCCTTAATTTTAACCAGTAAATGTTATTGCTGTTCCAACATATGAACCAGTATCGTTTAAAAACCACCCAGCTTCAGCGTATGGGTTTACTAAAAAGTTTCCGCCACTATCAGTAGTACCCGAATATGTTTCTGTAATTGGGGTTTTTGTGAATGAAATAGCAGGTGTCGTTCTATTTAGGTCAGTTGCGGATGTAGCATTAGTATCAGTTACCACAGGAGCATCAGATAATGCTTGTGAAAAATCTATTGCGCTAATACCTAATCTAGATGCTCCACCAGAATAACCATATGCAGTTTCGATAATAGCAGTGCTATTATCGTCAAGAACACCAGAATAATTTAATGTAGTAGCATTTAATGCTTTACTAAAATCTTTTGCAGATACTGTATCAGATTCTGTAACTGTATCAGTATCTAAAGTTGTACCATTATTTAGGTAATGATTATATAATGTTGAATTAAATAATTTGGTCCAAGTTGGAGTAAATACATCACCAGAAGTTGCTACTGAATGACCCTCAGCTACTCCATCAAAATTAAGAGTAGTATTGGTAACAGATTTCAAAAATCCAGCATCTGATGCTGTTAATAATGTACCTGATACTGCGGTAAAACTAGGAACAGTTCTTGTTGTTAAAGTACCTACAGTATCTATTGGTGTAGCTTGATTAGTGTCATCTCCACCATTAAGCAATGTTCCAAGATTTGTATTGTTAAATCCTTTTGTTAAAAATCCAACATAACTTTCAGTAGAAGTTACCTTATCAGACAATGAAACAGAAAGAATTTTAATTAAAGATTCAATAGTAGTATTAATTGTAAATTCATTACGCAAATCATATTCACCAAAAACTGCCATACCAGCAGGATGGACTAAGTTTTTTACAATTGTTTTATATGTTTCTAGTGACTGGTCAATTTTGATAACATACGAGAATGCTTGATAGAATTTACTATCTTGAATGTAAATAGCATCATCCAAAAACCCAAGATTACTTGTATAATATCCTGGATATTTGGCAAGAGAACCAAGAGTAATTTTAATAATTGCTGGTTCATCTGGATCTAAAACAGTGTACTTATTATCAACGAAGAATTCACGAACAACATCACCTACGTAAGTACCATCCCAATAATCAGTAGTATTATAATCTGAGTTGT